TGTGCCTGCTCATCTTCTATCGCACTCTTGACCCCATCAATGGCTAATTTGCTGGCATAAGCAACGGCAGCAGCAGCAGCTACGGCAAATGCAGCAGCAGCCTTCTTTCCAAAATCTGCAATTCGACTTGAGTTAGTTTCGACAGCCTTGTCGGCTTCGCCTAACTTCTTTTTTAGATCATCAACATCGGCGAGGATTGATAACTTTAAAGTTCTATTACCGGTTGCCATTAGATCCATTCCTTAATGATGCGATTAAAACTTTCTTCCCACTTATTAATCAATTCAGGCTGAATTCTGCGAAGGGTTGGATAAATGAACCATCCGCGAGATCCACGACCTGACCGCCCAGAATATGCAGGGAACTGTTTGAATTTATTTGAACCAAACTCAATGCCACCCCATAGGGTTTGTGTAGTAGCACCACCTGAAAATTTCTGGCGTGCGAATCCATAACTGAATTCACCGATCTTGCTCGATTTAGAGATGCTAACGCCACCCGCGACTCTCTGCGCAACTTTGCCAGCCTTTGTTCTTTGTCCAGCTGCTTGTTTAATTTCTTCAGATGCAAAATACGCCAGAGCAGCAGATTGACGGCGTGCTTCGTCAGTTGCTTGGTCATCCATAAGTTTAAAAGCCTTGTAAATATCGCGCAGATCTTTTTTATTGTAGGCGATTGTTTCACTTGCCATACCTCTGCTCCAATACTTCGATAGCTGTTAAAATGTCGTCTGAATCAACCCATTCACTCATTGGTATTTTTGTGGCTATTGCCAACTCAACCAATAATCTGCTTAGGCTTCCTGCTGGATGACTTTTGGGTCTGCATCACCGACTATTACATCGGATACTGTTTCCATCCATACTTCAAAAGCTTTTACTGGTTTTCCTGCTGTTTCTCGCTTATGTGCGTTATATGCTAAAAACATTAAATCCCACATACCAAGTTTTTCTTTTGCTTGGCTTATGGTATGACCAGTTTGCTTTTCCCATTTTGCCCACTCAGGCGGTTGAGCTACATAAGTGGCTTGCTCGCCTGAGTTATATTCAATTGTAATCGGTAACTTCATTGTTTGCTCCCTAGTTGTTTATTAAGAGAAGTTTTCGGTTGGTGTTCCAATAACTGTTAATGTCCAAGTATCTGTTAATGCTCCCGGGGCTGCTCCGCCAGCTGTTGGGAATATTGGCAATACATTGAAACTAAAAACTGCTCCAGTTACAGCTGTAAAAGAAACCGCAACAGGTGTGTTTGCATTCTGCTCGGCATTAGTCCACATGTTTTCAAATAATGAACCTTGCGCAGCTGCTGATCCCCAATCCTGTAAAAGTTCAATTTCAAAAGTCCATTGAGCATTTACGGATTTGTAAGCATTGCCGTCTAGTGTTTGATAGGTTTCAATAGTTGTATCACATGAAAGTGTTGCCGATGTTGTTTGTGCATCGTAAGCCTTTGTGTCTAGAGTAAACGACACATCGCGCCCAGTGATGATTCTTGTTGACATTTTTTCTCCTTAGATTGTTCTCGTGTAATAGGTGCTGACTCTAACATCTGCAATAAGTAAAGTTGATGCTCCTACTTGTGTAACTGTTGGTCTTTCAACCGAACTGACAATGTAGCCTGCTGGAATAACTGCCAGAACACTAATTACTAACTGCTCGATATTGTCGAGTGATGCAGGATTGCTATTATAGGCAACTGCAACTGTGATGGTCATATTGACCTTAGCGCGAATGTTTGATTTGCTGATTGTTTCGAATTCTAGGTATGGTGAATCCGGCACAACTACAACAGCTGGCGGGATTACTGTTTCAGGCACAAATGAATAAACATTACCGGCAACGCTAGATAATGCAGTTGCTAAAGGTGTGCGAACCTGTTCAAGGATTGTTTGGTTAGGCATTATTGACAGATACCTTCAACATCTACATAAGGCCCGAGAATTCCAATTACGCGTGAGTATAAACTGCGACCCATTCTGTAAGGTGTCGCTGTAAAGTCAACGCCTTCTATTTGTCCACCTGCTGCAACTCTTGATTGAAATACTTCAACTGAAATGACAAGTACTGCTGATTTAACTGATTGATTTCCAACATAAGTTGATGCGCCTGTTAATGTGGCACTTCCGCTTGGAATGACATTTGCTTCAATAATATCTGCGTTTGTAATACTAGCTGAAAAAGTATAGTCGCCAAGATTATCTGCTAATACTGTGCGAGTTCCGTTATATGGACTCAAGCAACCAGCAATAACTACCGATTGGCCTTCGGTAAATTCATGCACGCCAACTGTTGTAAATGTGGCAACATTATCTTGTAAAACTGTTTTTTGAACTGCGCTCTTAAATGTAACTAACATTGGCAGAATTGTGTTTTCTGCTGTGTCGATAATTCCGTCTAAATAAGCATCGTTATACAAGGATGATGACACACCAAGCACAGATCTCAACTCGGTGGCTGTAATTATGCTTGGCATGTCATCTCCTTACTCCCATTAATGGATGCCTGAGATCGGGAGCAACCCCAGGCACTCAGTTAAATTAAGCTACTGATAACTTACGGAATGCTGCTGGGTAACGATTTACTGCACAGACATAACCATAAAGACCGATTTCAACACGGCCGTTAGCAACGATATTTGCACGAATGTCAAAAGTTCCTGACTCGTGGAATCTCATAGCTGCTGATGGGTAAACTAATGCGTGCTTAACATTTGCATTATCACCTGTGTAGTTAGGATCTACAACTAGATCAAGTCCTGCGACTGTTCCATTTGTTGAACCTTGTGTAATTAAGCCAGCTGCGTTTTGTGGAGCTGCTGCTGCGAATAGTGGACGACCATCTGCAACTGCGCCAAGTAATCCAGCGAAGTCGATGCCATCCTCGCCACCTGATGGAGCAACCATCAAACGGTTTGGTGTGAAGCGCATAACGCCATAAGCATCTGCAATTCCATCAGCGATTGCTGCATAAATTGTTGATCCTGATGATCCGGCTGCTGCCTCTGATGCGATCTTAGCTGCATAAGCATCTGTCTTTTGTGCGTATGATGCAGCAAGTTCACGAATTAATAGATCCAAGAATGATGGGTCTGAACGATCAAGAAGTTCAACATTCACAACATTTGCACCAGCAAATTTTACGATTGTGTCCTCTTGGAATGTTACTGCTGTATCTTGTGATGCAAACTCTACACCCTCAGCAGTTTGTCCTACGATTGCCTGATTTCCAAGCACAGGTGTAAACACCTTAAGACCACTTGGTGGAAGTGGAGCGCGCTCTATTGAATCAATAAATGGGCGAGATGAATCGATAACTCCGATTACATCGCGTAGATAGTTAGGTGGAACCATTCCTGTGTTCTCGCCTGTTGTTGCAATTTGTAATGCTGCAATTAAATCGCGTGCATCTGTATCGCCTTGGATAGCGCGAATTTGTGCTGCTGCATATTGTCCTGCTGTAACATTCTCATTAACGCGTGGTTTTGTGTATGCCACATATTGAGCAGTTACAACTGGAGCCTGTGTCGCTTCTACCGCTTCGGTTGCGATAGGAGCCTCAGAAGTAATTTCTGACACTTTGTTCTCCTTTGTTGTGGTTTCCTCAGCGGTTGCTTCGGAATTCTCTGGTGTTTCACTAGCTGCAACCTCAGCGACTCTTGCGCTGTCAATTGCTGGATCTGTAACGAGTGAAACTTCTTGAAGTGTGCTTGATTTAATTCTTAGCACGCCTTCCTCATTTTTCCATTCATTAATTTTGACTCCGACAGAAAATCCATCACGAAGCCCAGTAGCAGCTTCCTCTAATGCATCATCCGCTGAAAAAGTCTTAGCCAGGCGAAATGTTGCTTCTAGCCCTGTATCTGTTGCAGTTATATCAACGAGTTTTCCAAGTGGCTTAGTTCTTTCGTGCTCAAGCAATAATTTAACAGGCTTTGAGAAATCAATTGAATCTTTTTCAAATACAGTTAATCCTGCACTTGTTGATCCTTGCTCATCCCATGTTACGATCTTTCCTGAGATTGTGCGCTTGTTTGTATCAGCAGCAGTTATCTCTATTGGGAAATTAATTTTCATCGTATTAGATCTTCTTCCTCTTGGATTTGCTCAACGCTCATCGCGCCAATGCGGTTTAGGATTTCATAAACTTGCGCTCGCTCTAATGCTGAACCACGCAAGAAATCATCAATATCAAATCGAGTTTCAATTCCGTTAGGGCAGAAATCGGCTTGAGATAGTCTTTGTTCAATTGCAGTAAGGATTGGTCGTAATGAGAAATCAATAAGTGCTTTTCTTTCGGCTGTCATGTTTGAATAAGTCATGCTGGTAGTTTCAGCAGATACAAATGATGCTGGAATACCAGAGGCTCTTGCAATTTCTAAAGCAAGGTATTGGCGAGCTTCATTTAATTGTAATTTAGCCGGATCAAATCCTAAAGCCTGTAATTCAACATCGGCATTTAAGAATGCAGTTGATCTTGTTGATCTTGATATTTTCCATGACTCTAATAACTTTGTAATTCGCTCTGGAGTTAAATTTGTGCCATTTGACTTTAACACCATTTGTGGCATAGGCTCTTTTGCATACATTTCAGCAGCTTGCTCTAATGATGCAGCAGCTTTAATTGTGCGACCTGCTCGATTAAGTATTCCTTCATCTAATCCGTTAAATACAATTAGTGAACCTAATCCGTATGGTGGCACTCGCTTGCCATCAACTGTGTAATACTCAATTTCTGTTGAGTTACCATTTAATGAAGCAAATACTCGACCCGGAGCGATTCTTGTCCATGCTCTAATTCTTGAAGCATCTGTGGCTGCGTAAGCATCCATTACCATTCCATAAGCAACACCATAAAGTAAAAGATCTTCAGCGATCCATGAATAAATTGCTGATCCTGCAACTCTTGGATCTGGTTGCATAATTACGCGATTTGGTCTTATGTGCTCATTTGTAAAATGATTATATTGTTCAATTGGTAAAGATCCGACTGTTGAACAAATTATATTTCTTGCGCGTGCTCCGGCAGGTATCGCCATGTATTGTTCACGCGTTGCAGTTGTAGTTCCAAATAAAATTCCGCCAACTAATTGTTGAGCGTTGTAAGGTGAAAGTGATGCAGCTACATCAACTGGATTTTCTTGTTGTGTTGCGCGAAATCTATCTAATAATCCCATTAGCATATAATATACCATAAAGTCAACAAATTACGCTATTTGAATATCAACTTCCGTTTCTACCTGTGTTGCAAAATAGGTTGCTAAAGCAGATGCCACAGCTGCACAAACTGCGACTCTACTTGCTCTCCTACCGATGATCCATGACCCATCCCCATAGGGCAGTTTCGCAGCGGATAGTGTTTGCTGAGTCAGTTCCTCCTGACCCCCATGCTGTAATCGATGGGAATTGATTGCGCCTAACCACCGATCACAACTTTCAGCATATATCGCCCCATCCATATCTGTAATGGGAATTCCGGCAGGAACTAACCGACTTGCGACGGCTTGTGCAGTCCTCTTGGAATAAGCGACAGTCTGAACATTATATTTTCTTACATAAGGTGCAATATCGTTTGCAACCGCTAAATCATTAATTGAATAATCATTTGACCATGTATGAAGTAAAACTAAGTTAAATTTTTCTCCTGGTAATTTCTGAGTAGCCACTAAAGCGCCAAATTTACGATCTGGACTTAAATCTAATCCAAACCAAGTTTCTTTGTCAGGGTCTAATGGTATTGGGTCAGTCTGGCATAAATTCCATTTTTGAACATCAATAGCTGAATTTATTGTATCTACCCATAAACACAATACTTCGGTTTTTACAATATCAGGTGGATCATTAATAACCGCTTTTAAGTTATCTGGATGGATTGTAGTTCCAAGCGATGGGTTGGCTTGAGCGAATGCTGGCCAATTGATTTCACCCGACGGAAGGGTAATTGGCGAATCAGGTTCGGCGCTCCATTCAAACCAACCTATCGTATCTAAAGGATTTGTGCTGGCTGCTAATGCACGCTCCCTTAGTTTATTAAGGATTACAGAATGCTGATCACCTGCATTACTGTAAACCCAAACTTGCGGATTTTTCGAACTCATCATGGTATAACGCATAGATGACCAAGCATCTTCATCTTTGTATTCTCTAAGCTCGTCAAGATGGATAGTCGATGGAGCAGAGATACCTCTGGAAGCATTGTTGGCTGCTTTTACCACAAACCTACGACCACCCTTTAATTCCATTTCCTCAGCACCATGTTGCCATCTAATCTTTTTTACTTCACTTGATAATTTATCATTACCCTCAATAAGCGAAACCATTTGCCTAAAAGTTTCAAGCGAGGTCGTAAGTCTATGAGCTGAGGATAGCTGTAGGTTTTCTCCCCAGACATACATGCCAGTCAAAATCCGAAGCATCATAAATGTGGACTTACCATTTTGGCGAGCGATCAATAATCCAGCTTCGGAATGATGCCAGCGACCATCCGGCTTTACCTTATGCCCATGAATAGCCACGAACTTTTGCCAATCCATTAACGGAATGCCAATCTCAGCTGCGAAATCGATCATCTCTTGACCTTTAGAGGGCAAATCATTCAAAGGTGAGTGAATACGCGGTGTTTTCACACCTCCTAATTCTGATTGAGCCTGAATCGAGTCGATCAATTCTTTTTCAAAATTGTTCAAAGCGATCCGGTCTGATCGTGAGCGATCGAGGTGTTTTGTGGGTTAGAAAAGGAAAG